TCAATGACTGCACAAGAAGCACTTAGAAATTTATTTACTAGAACAGCAGATCATTTTCTAGATATGGCTGCTCAAATGTTAGCTGCACAGATAAGATCAGGTATCTTTGGTTTATTTAGTAGTTTTTTAAATCCCTTTCAAGCAAACGTAGGTACTGGAAGAGATGGAACTTTTGGTTTAGGTACTTATGGTTCTGGTATTCCAACTGGTGCAAAAGGATTTAGGGCAGATGGTGGTCCTGTTATGAAAGGTGGGAGTTACATGGTTGGAGAGCGTGGTCCAGAATTATTTAGCCCAGGTGTTTCTGGAACTATTACACCTAATGAAATGCTTGGTGGCTCAACAAATATAGTAGTAAACGTAGATGCTTCTGGTTCTTCTGTTGAAGGTGATGAAGATCAAGGAAGGCAGCTTGGTTTACTTATTTCAAGTGCGGTACAATCTGAAATAATACAGCAACAAAGACCAGGAGGATTACTTGCATAATGGCTACATTTCCTTCAATAAAACCTACATACGGACAGCAAAAAAGATCCGCACCAAATACCAGAATTGTTCGTTTTGCTGATGGTTATGAACACAGAATTTTATTTGGATTAGCACAGCATCAGAACCCTAAAATATTTAACTTTACCTTTAATGTTTCAGAGACAGACTCAGATACCATAGAAACTTTCTTAGATGCTCGTGCAAACGACTCTGACAGCTTTACATTTACTCCTCCAGGGGAAAGTTCATCTTCTGAATTTGTCTGCGAAGGATGGAGCAAATCTATACCATATAACAATAGAGCTACTATCCAAGCTACTTTTAGACAAGTATTTGAACCTGCTTCGTTATGACTACTGTTTGGTCTGCTAGTGCTAGTTTATCTTTAGGTGCGATAGTTGCACCCACTTCTGCAAATAACGGATTATTTTTTAAAGTAAGTACCGCAGGTACTACTGGTTCTAGTGAGCCGAATTGGGCAAGTGTTGTAGGACAAACTGTTTACGATAATAGTGTTAGATATATTTCTTTTAGTAGCACATTTGCAGATTTACAATCTATAAATCCTTCTGCAATTATTGAGTTATTTCAACTTAAATTAGATTTAGCATTACATGGTGCTAGTACAACATATTATTTTCATGCAGGTAGTAATTTAAATGCAAATAATAAAATTAAATGGAAAGGTGTAGAGTATCTTAGATTTCCAATACAGGCATCAGGTTTTGCTTTTCAAAAAGGACAACTACCTCGACCAAGATTAATAGTAAGCAATGCTACAGGTTTAATTTCTTCAATATTATTGGATGTAAATAAAATTACAGCAGGAAATGATTTAACGGGAGCTACAGTTACCAGAATTAGAACATTAGCTAAATTTATTGATGCAGATAATTTTGCTGATGGAACAAATGCTACAGCAGATCCATCCGCAGAATTTCCTAAAGAAATTTATTCCATTGATCGTAAATCAGGGGAAACTAGAGAAACAGTTGAATTTGAACTTGCTGCTCCTACTGATCTTGCTGGTGTTCGTATTCCTAAACGTCAAGCTACTCGTTCATTGTTCCCTGCTATTGGTACGTTTACACAATGAGTTGGCAAGATAAGGCATTGGTTCATGCGAAAGACCAAGATCCTAAAGAAGCTGTAGGTATTGTTTTAAATATTAAAGGAAAACTAAAATATTTTCCTTGTCGTAATCTTTCAATGACAGATCATCAATGTTTTATTCTCGATCCAGAGGATTATGTCAAAGCAGATAATATTGGTGAAATTACAGCTATATTTCATAGTCATCCAATAGATCCTCCAACACCTAGTCAAGCAGACAAAATTAGTTGTGAAGATAGTAATTTACCTTGGTATATTGTTAATCCTAGAACAGAACAATGGGCATATTTAAAACCATCTGGATATAAACCTCCTTTGTTAGGTCGTCAATGGGTTTGGGGTATAACTGATTGTTGGAGTTTAATTAGAGATTGGTATAAAGAAGAAAAAAATATAGAGCTTAGAGATTGGGAAAGACCTTTAACACCTCAAGAGTTTAATGATAAACCTATGTTTGAAGATTGTGCTTGGCGAACTAATTTTAGAGAATTAAGACCTGATGAGAAACTTAAAAGTGGGGATGTTTTATTAATGAGCATTATGAATCCAAATTTAAATCATGTAGCATTATTTTTTAAAGGAGATGTAATTCATCATTTAACAGATAGACTATCTTGTAGAGAGCCTTACTCTGAATGGTTGTTAAAATGTACAGGAAAGAGGTATCGATATGTTGCGTAAAATAAAACTTCATGGAAAATTAGCTGAATTTGTTGGTTATGAAGAATTTGAAGCAGAAGTTAATAGCGTAGGTAATGCTGTTAGTTTTTTATTAAATAATTTTCCACAGTTAGAACGACATATGAGTCCTAACTATTATCAGGTAAAAGTAGGAGATTTTAATATTGATGAAACTGAGGTTCATCATCCTATAGGACAACAAGATATTCATTTTGTGCCAGTTATAGCTGGTGCTGGTAGAGGTGGTTTAGGTAAATTATTGTTAGGTGCAGTATTAATAGGTGCTGCATTTCTTATGCCAGCAGGTAGTGGATTGACTTTAATGGAAGGAATAAAATTAGGTCAATTTGCTAAAGTTGGAATGTTAACAAAGACAATGTTATATGTTGGTGCGTCTTTAGCGTTACAAGGTGTAAGTGAATTATTGTTTCCATTACCGAAAGATAATGGTTTTGATTCAGAACAAGATCCTAAGTTATCATTTAGTTTTAGTGGACTTCAAAATACATCACGGGCTGGTGTACCTGTTCCCATAGTGTATGGTGAGATTATGACAGGTTCAGTTGTTATCTCTGCTGCTATAGACACTAATCAGGTAGAAGGATGACAGATAAAAAGAAACTTATACGAGGAGCAGGTGGCCCACCACCCCCACCAAAACCATATCGTGCTCCTGATACTTTACATAGTAGGCAGTTTGCTACTGTTCAAGATTTAATATCTGAAGGAGAAATAGAAGGTTTTTCAACTCCATCTAAAGCTTCTATTACTGATCGAACATCTACTGCATATAATAATGCTGCGTTAAAAGATGTATTTTTAAATGATACTCCTGTTTTAAATTCTCAAGCAGATAATACAAGTCCAGCTACTTCTGACTTTAATTTTCAAGATGTTACTTTTAAAACACGTTTTGGAGAAAGTAATCAAACAAAATTATCAGGAATACCAACAGAAAATCGAACACCTCAAACTGTTAGTACTGCTAATGTAACTACAAGTGCTCCTGTTATTAAACAAATTGATACAGCTTGTGATGCTGTTATTGTCACTTTAACTTGGGCACAAATTCAAAGATCAGATGATGATGGCAATATTCATGGATCTACTGTTGAATATAAAATTTCTGTTCAAGCAAGTGGAGGTTCGTATGTAGAAAGAGTAAACACTTCTGTATCAGGTAGAACTGCTGATTCTTATTCAAGAGATCATAGACTTGAAATGGTTGATTCTAATGGAACGGCTCTTAGTTTTCCTGTCAATGTTAAGGTTGAAAGAATTACCAGCGATGCTGATCCTGCTGGTTTTTTGAGAGATGAATTTACTTTTTCTTTTATACAACAAGTAGTTGATAGTAGTTCAACTTATCCAGATAGTGCTTACATGGCATTGAGAGTAGACAGTAAGATTTTCAATTCAGTTCCTTCAAGAAGATATAAAATTAGAGGTATAAAAGTAAGGATTCCAGGTGCAGGTGCTAACAGTTCTGGCACTCCAACAGTTGATATAAACACTGGAAGAATTCAATATCCAGAAAACTATATATTTAATGGAACAATGCAAGCAGCAAAGTGGTGTAGCTGTCCTGCGATGATACTTCTTGATCTTCTTACAACTAAACGCTATGGATTAGGAGATCATATTGCATCAGATCAAACAAGTGATGCTACGACTTTTTCAAATCTTGATTTGTTTAGTTTTTTTGCTGCATCTAAATTTGCAAATGAATTAGTGGATGATGGAACGGGTGCAGGTACAAAAGAAGCAAGATTTAGTTGTAATGTAAATATTCAAAGTCCTAAAGAAGCTTTTGATGCGATAAAAGATTTAGCAGGTGTTATGAGATGTATGCCAATTTGGTCTGCTGGAACAATAAGTATTTCACAAGATAAACCTACATCATCAAGTTATCTGTTTAATTTATCAAACGTAGGAGAAACAGGTTTTACATATCAAGGAAGTAGTTTAAAACAACGTCATTCAGTTGTTTCTGTCAGTTACTTCAACATGGATTCAAAAGAAGTAGATTTTGAAGTCGTAGAAGATAGCACCGCCATAAGTAAGCTAGGCACAATCGTTAAGCAAGTGAAAGCATTTGGTTGTACTTCTCGTAATCAAGCTGCCAGACTTGGAAGAGCAATACTTTTTGCTGAACAAAATGAAAGTGAAACTTGTTCTTTTACAACTTCTATAGATTCTGGTTTATTAGTAAGACCTGGTTCTGTAATTGAAATAGCTGATCCTGTGAGAGCAGGTTCGAGAAGAGGTGGTCGTATTGTATCTGCAACGACTACAACAATAAATATAGATGCAGAAGCACAAACAAACTTACCAGTATTAAATGATAATCCAACTATTAGTGCAATGCTTTCTGACGGAACTGTAGAAGTAGGTACAATTTCTGATATTACAGGAGCAGTTATTACTGTAAATAGTGTTGTAAAAACAGATAGCGAAGGTAATCAAACAACTCAATCTACCTTTACGTCTGCACCAGCTACAAATTCACCTTATCTTATATCTAGTACAACTCTGCAAACTCAACTATTTAGAGTTATTCAAATAGAAGAACAGGATGATATAAATTATGCTATTACTGCTTTAACTTATGTAGAAGGTAAATATAATTTTATTGAAAATAATGTACCTTTACCAGATAGAAAAATATCTGTTTTAAATGATCCCTTATCTTCTCCTTCAAACTTAATTGGAGTAGAAAAAACTATAGTTGTAAATGGTGTTGCTAGAACAAAATTAATTATTAGTTGGAAAGAACCTTCTACAACTTTTAATAGTGATACAGGAACTATTTTTGAAAAACCACAAGGAGCTAGTCAATATCAATTAAATTATCGTTTTGTTGCTGAAGATAATATAAAAGACAATTTTATAACTCAAGTTGTTTTTGGTAATGATTTTGAAATTATGGACACTAAGAAGGGAAGTTATGATATTGAAGTTTATTCATATAATGCAGCAGGTAAATTATCAACAAGTCCTTTAAGTGGAACATTATCTACTGATGGTAAAAAAGATCCTCCAGAAAATGTTACTGATCTGACAATCGAGCCAATAAATGAACAGTTTGTAAGACTTAGATTTGCACAAACAATAGCTCTCGATGTTTTACATGGAGGAAGAGTTTTTGTAAGACATTCTAATCAAACAGGATCAGGAGCAACTTTTGAATCTGCTGTAGATGTAATTCCAGCCGTAGCTGGAGCTACTAATGAAGTAATCTGTCCAGCATTAGCAGGAACTTATCTTTTAAAATTCCAAGATGATGGTGGTAGATTTAGTGTAAATGCAACAAGTGTAAATTTATCTTTAGTTGATATTTTAGATTCGATTACTGTTAAAACTGATAGAGAAGATACTGATAGTCCTCCATTTAATAACACCACATCTAGCTTGTTTAATAACACTGAATATAGTTCTAGCAGAGGAGGATTAATATTAACTAACATTGCAATTACAAGTCCAGCAACAAAAGCCACAGGAACTTATGACTTTGGGGCTACTTTAGATTTAGAAGGTACATTCTCACTTGTCTTAAAAAGACATTTTCAAAGTGCTGGTTTCTTTCCTTCTGCTTTATGGGATAACAGAGTTGGATTAGTTGATACTTTTGAAGATTGGGATGGAGATGTTGCTGATAGAGTTAATGCAAAATTATCTGTAAGAACTACAACGGATAATCCCAGTAGCTCACCTACTTATACCAATTTCAATGAGGTTGCAAATGGTACTTTTAAAGGTAGAGCATTTCAATTTAGAACAACATTAGAAACAACTGACCCTGCACAAAATATAGTTGTGCAACAGTTAGGTTATTCAGCAGAAATGCCATCAAGAACTGAACAATCTTCTGTTATTGCTTCTGGAGCAGGAGCAAAAGCTGTTACATTTTCAGCACCCTTTTTCGTTGGTACTTCTAGTATTACAGGTATTCCCAATCCTTCTGTTAATATTTCTGCACAAAATATGGCAACAGGTGATTACTTTGTATTAAGTAGTATATCTGGAACTGGTTTTACAGTTCATTTTAAAAACTCAAGTAATGCTAGTATTGATAGGAACTTTACCTAC